TCACCCTGCCATAATTCCAACCATTCAAATATGAATATGATGCGGCCTCATTATCATCAGTGCCTATGATAGCAGTAGCACTACCACCATTAGATAGTGTGATCGCGGGTGGCCCAGCACCTCCCCTGCCGTATCCTCCGCCGTGATCCACAACAGTGATGCCAGTAATATGATAATAAGTAGTAGGCCCAACATCATACGTCGTATATTGCACTGACACCGTTGCTGGTTCCCACGTGACTGCTAGAAAAAGTTGGCTATATATTTTATAGAGATTATCAGTCTGCAATTGTGACATCCTGGTCTGCGTCAACTGCCATGGATAAGGTAGACCAGACATACAACCAAAGAAATCTGACATAGTATAGGAGCCTGCAGGACCGCTGCCCAATGAACATACTTGCTTACTGTAGTCAGTGGCTGATTGGGCTGTGGGCTTGTCTGTTCCTGCTACTAGGGGCAAATCTAGCATAGTCTCTATTCCTTGGGCGACCTTGGCCAATTTAAGGATATCTACATTTTTTATATTCTTGATCTGCTGCATCGTATACGAGAATGCGCCAGCCGCGACTGCTTGATCATTCGGAAGGATTCCTAATAAATATGAATCAAATCCAATTGGCAATTCTGAATAATTCTGCGGGTCTAATGCGGTGTCTCTAATCGGAGGAGTTCCTGAAGGAATGATAGTACCTACATAACTCTGAATAGCCGGAGCACTTAATGACTTGTTCACACCACCGTCTTGATATATGAGATAGTAAGTCTTACTATTAGTAGGTCCAGGATTCGCATTGTAGATAGGAACCGTCAGTGATGAATAACTAGTGGGGAATAATAGTCGGAGATTCAGCAAGTCTGCAAGTGTGTTAATATTAGGGAGATTGCATTGCAATATAGCGAGAATATTTGTTAGATTCTCCCCTATAATGATCAAAAATGCCCCGTAAATTTGCTGTTCAGTGATCGTGGCTACATTAGATGCGGTACCAGTTGAGATTGAAGTGATGTCACTTCTAGATAATCCTGCTGACAATAATGCAAGGATGAGGTCTTCGGTCATCGCATAATTTTGCCCTAATGTAGCGAGTAGGTTAGAAGGTAGTCCGAAAGTTTCAATATTTTTCAGATTGATGATCTTTCCCTGGCTAATCAGATCATTTCCAAAATCGGTAGTAGACAGGCTCACTCCTGTTATATCAGCACTGACAAGGTCATTCATATTACTATAAGTACCTTGCATAAAGGTGTCAGAATTGTCAATTGATATGATTGCTTTGTTGGATGATGATGCAACTGCATTATATGAGATAAACGATGAGCAGAATTCTTTATATTCAGGAGTAGATTGATCTACTACAGTTCCATTCCAATTGAATTCATTCCATGCCTGTAGTGCAGGTAGCCTAGCAAATCCCCATTGGGTTATTGACTTATTTGGATTGGTTGTGTCATAGGGTAGCCAAGATGCGTCTTGACCTTGATCAACATTATCATATGATATTGGATATCCAGATGTTGCTGGTGCAGGCATGGCCGGGACGACGCTCTGCTGGGTAGCAATAGCCTGTGCTGTAGTAGTCCATACACCTGCTGGATCTTCTGCTAGATAGGTAGGCGGTATTGAATTTCCTAATGCAGGTATAGTTCCCTTACCAATAGATATTAGATTGTTATATGTAGCGTCAGTGAGCGTTGCATTTCCGTTGCCGGGTCCACGATTATAACCATCATTTATAGCCCATGTTAAAAGTCGTAGAACCGTATCATATGTTAGGCTACCAAAGGCATAGTTTGAATTTGTCTTGCTTGATCCCATATAACTGGTAGCAACACTATTGATATGAATACCAGTGTTATTCAACACTGACCCTAATACATTAATTCCTAATGGACTTTGAACGCCTGAATCTGCCATGATTACCCTTTACGGTACAAATACATCTGGGCTACCGTCTGAGATAGGATGTCCACATGAGTTGCCTGATCCAACCCGTAGAACAGCGACACCTTCAGCAAACACAGTAGGACTACCTTCTGTCGTTTTTGCTGACTTATGGGGACCGGGACCGTGTGAAGTTATGTCACTCACATGTAACCCGACTGCGACACCGTTAGCAAAAACGGTGCTGGCTCCCCTGACGATCTTGCCGCCACCTGAATCCTGATCACCTTTTCTGCTTAACTTTGCCATGTTTTACCCTAGGATCAACTTCTTAGTTGGGACTGCAAGTCCAGTTGTCGCTTCTATATACTTTGCCTTAACTGAAGCATCAGTCAACGCAGAGATTGCGATACTATTTATCTTTAGTCTTGTTTCGGTTTTTGGGTCCGCAGTAAACATGCTAGGCACAAGCCCAACACCTTGTGGTCCAGGGGCAACTGATACTGGATCATGAATGACTAGTTCGTCGTCTACTGTTTTCAAAACCTTAGTAATTAGCTCTTCACCTGATGTTAATTTGAACGTCCAAACTTCGCCTATAGTAATAGTCATTATTATTATTCCTTAATGATAAATAAAGTTGTAGTTCGCGGTGCGGAAATACCCAACTACTCTAACAGCTTTAAGGGAGCTATCAGCATGACTATTTATTACGTGTATGCCTATCTAAAAACAAAAGATTCTAAAACTGCTAAAGCCGGAACACCTTATTATATTGGAAAAGGTAAAGACAAACGGGCGTATGATCCGAATCACAGAGTTAGTGTTCCCAAAGATAGATCCAAAATCGTATTCCTTGAAAGAAGCTTGCCTGAAGTAGGAGCATTTGCATTAGAGCGAAGCTACATTAGGTGGTATGGTCGCAAGGATATTAGTACTGGTATTCTCCTTAATAGAACGGATGGTGGCGAAGGACAATCAGGCGCTATACAAACACCTGAATCCAATCACAGACGCAGCATCGCTCTTAAGGGAAGAAAAATGCCAGAAGGATGGAATCAAGGAGAGAACCATCCTTTGTACGGAAAAACGCACAAAGAAAGTACCATAGAACTCATCCGAGAAAAAGCAACCGGCAGAATACAAACAGAAGAAACTCGGCGCAGGCAGTCCATCGCTAACAAAGGTTACCCGGCATGGAACAAGGGCATTCCATTATCCAAACTATATTCAGAAAAAGAACGTAGTATAAAATATGGCAGTCCCGGGGAAAAAAATCCAATGTACGGTAAGCTTGTTCCTAAAAAGGTATGCCCACACTGCAATAAAGAGGTGGACATACGCAACTTTTCTAGATCACACGGTGAACGTTGTAAGTTTAAGTGATTATGCTTCTGTCAATTTTTGTTTTAGTTCTGTGTAGCCACCCACATATTCTCCATCGAGAAAAATTTGTGGAACTGTCTTTGCATTGGGTACTGTTTCTAGGAGTTGTTCCTTAGTGTAACCGTGTCCAATCTTGCGTTCTTCAAACTCAATGCCTTTTGCTGTCAGCAGGTTCTTTGCTGATAGGCAGAAACTACAATCATCTTTGCTCCATATTACTGCTTTTTGCATCATTATCTCCTTATCGTTGCTTATTAGTATCTGTTTCGTTGTTGCTTACTCTAGAAAAGCCAAGCATTTTTTGAATCTCTTTACGATCTTCTTTCTTGCGTTCAGATTCTTTGAAGTTCTGTATAACATCCTCTACATATTTTCCAGCCATGAATGCTTTGGACTTCTTGCCCTTTAGATTCATATTACCTAGATTGCCATATGGAAGGCTTTTCATTGATTATTCCTTACAAATCTGGTAATTCTTCATAGTCCAATGAATCACTCATTACACCGATGACATAGTTAGTTGATTCTGTTTCTTGTAATGCAGATTGTTTCTTGCTTGTATCAACGTGCTTATTGAACCAGGGGATAGGAGTAGATTTAGGAGCATTAGCTTGATATTTAATACCAATCTCTTTCAATGCTCCTACTGCTGTGTAGTCTACAAAGTCATTTAGGATGTTTGCATTCAATCCAATCACAGGGCCAAACTTGAATAGATACTTAGCCCAGTCTTTTTCTTCACGTATCACATCCTGGTAAAGCTGGTAAACTTCATTTTCACATTCAGATTTTACTTGTGCAAATCTACTATCTTCCTTTACTACTTGATTAATCAAGTAAGCTGTCCAACCCTTATGTAATAGTTCATCTTGTAAAATCAAACTGATAATGTTACCATTGCCAATAAAGATTTTGTTTTCAACCATTGCTAAACTAGTAGCAAAACTTACCATGAATCTAAATGCTTCTAGTGCATAGCTAGCATGTAGTGCCATGTAGATTGCTTTGATATGTTCTTTTTCATCTACTGCATAACCATTGTCATTCAATTCTTTGCGGCAGTTTAGTCTATGTAAATAATCATAATATTTACCTACACTACTTGCCATATTAACAATCTCTTGTGTATCATGTATGGAATTGAAAACAGATTTTGGAACAGCATAAATGTTACGGATAATGTGACTATAACTACGACTATGAATATTTGATTCAAAAAATCCCCAATTGAACATCAATGCCTCTAGCTCAGGAAGTGATACCACCGGAGTAAAAACTTGAGTAGGTCCTCTCCCTTGTAAACTATCCAATGCTGTCTGTCTCAATAGATTACTTGTGAATATATGTTTCACTGCATCACTAGCTTCCTTAAAATCATTTGCATCTTTAGTAAGCGAGACTTCTTCTGGTACCCAAAAGAATCCACGTGCAGTTGTTTCAAAATTAGCAATTTTAGGATACTTAAATTCTTCAAATCTCTGTACTGTAACCGGGCCGGCTGGATCTAAAAACATTTTACGATTCAGGTAATCTGTTGGCTTAGACAAATCATACTGTTGTATACTCATTAT